CTATTATAATTGTAATGTTATAACAGTAAATATAACCGATTGGGAAAATAAACTATTTGTAATACTTCTTAAGTATTTCCTTTTTTATCTTTACTTCCTGAACAAGTGTTATACCGCTAAGATTATATGTTCTATACGGATTTAGTGGTCCTTTAGCTATTGTAGATGGCTTAACATAGGAAGAATACAATTTTTTACCAGACTTATCTGCTTTTACAAGCAATTCCATAAGATGTTCAGATGTATCAAAACTCTCATCATTTAAATTTTTTAAAAAAACTACCTTTAGCCATTTAAAAAACTTTTCAGGTTTAATTTCACTAATTTTTAAACAAAATAATTGTTTATCGTATATACCAATTGCGAATATCAAAGATGAAGTTGGTCCTGATAATGATTTTGTAATTCCATCGGCATATTTATATACCATAATTCTATAAATATTTCCGGGCTTTATTAAAGCCTTACCCAACTTCTTCTCACTTTCAATAAGAGATTTATATTGTAAAGCAAATGACATTATATTTTGTTAAGTTTTGGTATTTGCATTTTAGAACTATTTAATTTAGGAATATTAAACGGAACAAGCTTAGGCTTAGATTTGATATTTGCATCTAATATTTCCGAAAATGTATCATGCATTTTATCTAATGTAAATTTAGATTTTGTATTTTCTTTTAATCCTTCGGATTGTTTTAAATAAATATCATAGTTTTTATAAACATCATATAATTTATTAGCTGCATTTGAGTAGTTTACAGTAAACCATTGAGCTTCTTTCATGCAAAATTGGTCAGCTGCTGATTCGTGTACAGCTGTTAAAGAACCTTCTAATAATACTGCATGTTCTGCAGGTAAAAAATCCATTTGTCCACTCCAACCACTAGCTATAATTGGTTTACCTGTCAAAGTAAACTCAGCCATAGGTCTACCATATCCTTCACCTTTAGCAAATGAAACCATTGCTTTTACTTTAGGATGGTGGTATAAATTGCTCATATCAGTTTCTTCCATATCACCATGTATCAAATATACAGATGGGCATTTATCACCAAATGGTTTTAATACTGCATCTATTTTTTCTCTAGTTCCCTCTCTATCAATTACACTAAATCCAGCGTGAGATGTTTTAACAATTATACCAGGTTTTTTATCAGCTGGTAGATATTGAAATACAGTTGCCAATGTTTTGATTGCCATACCAATATCCTTCCTATCTTGTCCTAAATCTCCTTTCAACCAATGTCCTACAATTAAGAAGTTGAAATCTTCTTTTACATTTGCTAACACATCTTTATCAGTTCCCTTAGAAAATATTTCAGTATCAACTCCTTCAAAAAGAACCTGAATAGGTTTTGTAACTCTAAGTTCTCCAACTATTTGTCCTGATGCTTGGTCTTGTTGTTGATACACAGTGCCACCAATATTTTGTTTTGTAAAATTAGATGGAACAATAATTAAATCCATTTTATTACAACCATCTATAAAATCTTTAGGTGCAATTGTAGTTTCAACACCAGCAGTTACTCCTATATTGTATTCACCTTTTGGTTCAAATTCATTTGCTACAGAAACCTGCATAAATACATCAGGTTTAAAGTTTAATTGAGGTATAACTCTTTCTAACATCCATCTACCAAAATCGCTCTCACCATCAACTTGATTTTGTGGAGTGTTTCCCCAACGAAGTGGGATAATCTTAATATCGTATTTATCCATCTTGCGTAAAGATTTCATTAAATCTCTACAATGGTCTCCATAACCACTACGTGTAAATATAGGTCCTTGAAATACTAATGTTGGTTTCATTTTATAACTTATTTAATTTTAAATACTTCGAATCTTTCTCTTGGTTTCCAATTTTCAAATGTTGATTCAATTCCATTTATTAATTGCTGACACATATTTGTATGTGTTAATCCCATATCTCCTATAAATGCCTCTCTACCTATCAATCCATTTGCTTTACGGACTTCTTTTGGTGTGTTGTACATTTCTTCAATTGCTTCAGCAACTTCCTCTACATCAACTCTATCATCCCAAATATAAGGTGTCGGGACTGAGCCTGCTAATGCTAATGCTCTACTCCATACAGGTCTAACCCAAGGACCAGGCTTAGCTTTTCCTTCCCATTTTCTCCACTCATGTAAAGAACCAATCTTAATGTAATCTTCGTGTGTTAATAACTTACCATCAACTTCAAATCCACATTGGTCTTGCAATCCACCAGTTACGTTTACAATAATAGGAGTTCCTGTCATTACTGATTCTGCCGTTGCTAATCCAAATCCTTCATTGTTTGCTATGTTGATTGTTACATCTGCTATATTATAAATAAGATTTAATTCTTCAACTGGTCTTCTTACATCTGAGAATATAATATTAACATCCGGAGCAACTGCGTCAATTACTGCCGGTAAATCAGTACCATTTTCATCAACAGGTTGTGTGTGCATTAGTAATACACATTTATCTGCTTTTTCTTTACCAATCTTATCACAAAACTTTTTAAATGCTACGATAACATCAGCTGGTTGTTTCCTTCTAATGTTTCTATTACTCCAATATAATACGAAATCATATTCTTTATCTCCTAAAATTTGTTTACGGAATTCAGTTGAAACATCAGCTGGTTTATAGATATCAGTATTAATACCATGTGGTACATAATCTACTTGCCAATCTGCCTTTGTTTTCCAAGTTGGTTTTGTATCTAAAGCTGATAATCTTTTAATGATACCATATGTTTGTCTAGAGATACAACCAATCCAATCACAACTTTCATAGAAGTTACGATTATATAATGGGTCTGGTAAATCATCCCAAATTGCGTAAAATAAAAGTGGAACATTCTGTCTGATTTCATGTTCAATATCATACAACCATGTCCAATAACGAGGGTCAGTAAAGTGTACAATAGCATCAGGCTTTTCTGTGTTGATTAATTGTCTAATCAAATCAGCGTTACCATAACCATTCCAAGGTAAAATCTTTACATTAGCATCGGCGATACCATATCTTTCTTGGATATCTTGGCTAACATCTAAAACTTTTCCAGCTTCAGGGTGATTAATTGCGGCTCCTACTTGAAACCAATCGTATTTATGTGCCGTACCTAGCACCAATTCTTTTGACATTGTGGCGATACCACTTGCCATTCTTAAATCATCTGAAAGTAACAGAATCTTCTTTTTTGCCATAACTTATTTGTGTTGTTAAAATTGTGAACCTGAAATTTGTAGTTTTAAGTATTCGTTCATTTCTTCTCTAAATTCTATATCGGTAACATACCTTTCCACTGTTCTATTTACCAGCTTTTGAAGTGTAACATCCGATGTAAAAGAAACTTTTTTGAAACTTGAATATACATCTTTCAGTATTTTCACTGTTGTCAGTTTTGTGTTTTCTTGATTCATCATTAATATATTTATATATATAAGTATAATGAATTTAAAAAAACATAAAATTTATTTTGTAGCCTTTTTATCACATATTCCCCTATTACCAAATTCACAAAATTTACAATTCTTTTTAGCTGGACCCGGTACTTTAGGAAATTCAATATCTCTAAATTTACCCTCATCATCAAATACTGCATTAATAAATGTCATAAACTCATCATATACTTTAGTAACCGATGGAGCCCCATGAGCTGGAACGTGTTTTGATACATGTGGAATTGGAAATGCTGAATCTTCGGGTAACTTCCTACGGAGGATTTGATACTCTACTTTAATTTTAGATAATGGAATATTAAATAATTCAGAATAGTATTTTTTATATAAAAGAATTTGAGAGTTTTTCATCTTATCGGCTTTCTGATATTGATTCCATCCCATTGTAGATGTCTTAAGGTCAATGATAATGATTGAATTCTCTGCCACATCTCTTAATACGATATCTATAAATCCAATAAAGTGCACTCCTGTTTTAATAGTTGCGTTTAAAGGAATTTCAATACCTACTAATTCATATCCACTCTTTGAATAAAATTTGTGCATGTGCTTATCCAACCATGCTAAGATTCTTCTACCATCACCATAAAATTCTTCTAATTCAATTTGAGTACAAGGAGTTCCTTCACTCATTTTTTCAGCTTCGGTTTTGTAAGCTTCTCTCATTCTTTCTAATAAGAGCTTATCTTTGTTGATTTCATCTGCTTGCTTTTTGGAAACACCATACATAACCGAAAGGTAATGTTGAATTGTTTCGTGCATAGCAGTTCCGAATATTGTATGTATATTAGATGAACTTTCACCTAACTTATCTATGTAATTTAACTTATATTGATGCGGGCAGTTACTCCACATAGAGTACTGCGAAAATGATACTTTTGCCATTGTTTTTATTTATATAAAGATACGAAAAATACCCGATATTACCAAAACTAAACCTTTAATTTTAGCTTCGTAATTTGTTTAGGGTCAGTACCATACGATTCAGCTATTTCTTTAATATGTAATTTACCACCAGTTGTTTCATATAGGATTTTAAGATAATCCTCAGCCTCCGTTTCCGATACCTCATAAAATTGAGCTACCAGTTTAACAATCCAATCTTCATATTTTTCAGATGAAGCTGGTTTCATATATTTTAGAAATGCTCGTGTCTTTGGAATTAATCCAATTAGGCAAAGATATGCTGCTTTAGGAGGTGCCTCCTGAATATAAGGTTGTATATCTGCAATTAGTTCTATCCACTCAGGTTTCATAGAAAGAAAACGGAGTATCATATAGTTACTCCATGTCTTTTTATCACTCTCATCAAGTGTGTCCCAATACTTTGGGTCTTTCTTATCCGTAATTGCGTTTAGATGGTCAAATAATGTTTTAGCCATATTATGCTTCTTCTTCTACTTTTAAACCCGGAGGTAATAAATCATTTAATACTTCACCACAATCTCCACAAAGGAATAATTCTACTGGTAGTACTTCGTCCTTTGTTTTACCAGTTAATAACTTTGAAATCTTACGAAATCCAAAACCTTGTACGAAAATCTCACCACCGCATTTCTTACATGCAATTGCTTCGGTTTTTTCTAATGAGATTGGGGTTTCTTCTTTTCCTCCGATTGGTTGTCCACCTGCTCCTAAAATGTTAGCCATGTTAAATAATATTTAATATTTGAATTAATGTAGCTGCTGCGATAATTTCTTTATCAATTGCTACTGCTGATTTACTTACACCATCTCCTAATAAAAGAATGATGTTAGCTGTGTTCTCTCCACCATACTCATCTACCTTATCATATAACATTGTATATAAATCAGTAAAGTCAGTAACTTTAGAATCAATAAGAGCTTGTCTTACTTTCATATATTTGTTTCTCTTATCATCCGAAGATTTTAAGATATCAATAATTTTATTTTTGTAATCATTCTCTAATAGATTTTGTACATCTACTTTCAACTTACCTTTGTTAGAATTAAGTTGACATGTATTGATAACCTTACGAATATCAGGATAAGCTGCGTCAATAATTGGAACTAAATCCTTAACTTCAAATTCCACTTCCTCATTCTTTAAGATTTTACTAATTTGCATAGCAACATCTTTTTTAGTTGGAGGTACAATTTGAAATGATTGACATCTACTTTGAATT